CCCACCCATGCTTGATGTTGACGGTCATGGGACGTCCAGCACGTTCCAAATGATCCTTACCCCCTAGAACAGAGGGCATCATGTATGAGTTGCTCAAATACTCGGGCGTCTCGCAAGAGTCGCCAGAATACTCGAACAACAGGAGACACTTGAGGAGGGCTTCCGGCCCCTCCAGAAAACTAACAGGAGGTTTCGGACGCAGATAATGCCCCTTGACAAGGGGGGCGTGCAAATGCGGACACATTCTCTCAGTAGTATAACCAAGAAAGGAGTGTCTACCCAACACACGGGATGATGGAGACACAACCGGGTACGACTTAAGCACCCGTTCGAGCCAACCATCAAGTAGTCTACAAGTCTGCCAGTAACCAGCAAAATAAAGCTGGTTTCTTAGCGATACTAGAGATACTACCTCCGTGGCGTGCTTCAGTTGCGACGGGATCTCCTGTCTGCATCTGACCACACTCACGTCATGGCCAGCGTAGTAGTCCCGCCCGCAGGACTCCCTGAACCTCCCGGTCCAGAAAGACTTGCGCAGGTTAACTACAAACCCGAAGGCCTGCAGCGCCTGTACAACTGAGCGTACATATTCTACGGGAATAATGATATCGTCCCCGTAGATGCGCACCTTACCCCTGAGTCCCATAAGGAACTCGTGGGTGAGTGATTCGTTAAGCTCAGCCTGAATCCCAACCAAAACAACGGTCAAAAAGACCATCGCCTCGAATGGAAAACAGAGAGCTGAACCCATAGATGCGAACTTGGCCAAACGGATTACTCCGTGGCCAGGTACATCAGCCTTCCGTGATCTACATGCATCGATGGCCCCATTCAAAAAGGGCCAATCGGACAGTAGAGCACGTACATGCTGATTCGAGACCCTGTCGGATGCTTCGCTCAGATCGAGCGTAGCGAGGTTCCCATATAGGGAACCTTCTTGGGCCATGCGCTGATTAGGCGTTTGGTCCTCGAATCCCAGGAACGACGCCAGGATGTCATCTCTGGCTAGTTCCTCGAGGATCGCAGGAAGAAGAGCCTGCTGTGCGTATTGCATGCACGTAGGCTCAATTCCAATGATCCTAGGGGCTTTGAGCGTCTTAGGGACAGGCACCACCCTGACGGGTAGTTCCTCCCCGGGTTCGATGAGGTCGACCTCTCCCAACTGGTCGTAATATCTCCAGTTGGGTAGAAGAAACTCCCCCATAGGGAAGACTTCTTCAAGTCGAGTGGTCCAACTACGTAGTCGGTACTTCGAGTTTCCTCGAAGCCGATCTGCTGTAGCACCTGGACCATGCCGTGGCACAAGCGATCCCGAATAGACCCTTCGGTCAACCCGGGTATACGTTCGTGCGAACAGCATAGCTGATACCTGCCTGAAATCCGACGCAAGCACCGGATCGAGACGGGATGCAGCATATTCGACCTCACTCTCACACTGCACATAGCCCTGCATGGCTGCCCTTGTGCGCTTTACAGTGCACTCGAGCTCCATCTTACCAAACATCAACGTTAGTTGACGAATGGCTCGAATAGAGTCCACACAGGGCTCGGGCAGTAACGAGCCACTGCTTGAATCGAACACGCGATCTAGGAAACCCCGTAAGAATACGGGGAGACCCCCTCGACTCCTAAAAGAGGAATAGAGGTTGAGATCCACCTGACCCTGGTCGAGCGATCTTTCGAAAGCTTTGCCAAAGTCAGGGAGGGTAATCGTGAGAAACGACAACCCTTCATGTTCGACACGATCCGCGACAGTTTTTGCGTCGCGGATGGCGCTTGTACAACACCAGGTGGCGCATTCATCGGCCACCTTCCTCCAGAGCAACATCAGGCTACTGACAGAACTTGTCAGCTCATTCACCTCCTAACGGGGGCTAGATGATCCTTAGCCTAGTGTCGCAGCTCGATCCGCGCCGGATTATCTGCGCATAACGAGAAAGACGATTAGGGCGATCCCAATAAGGAGCGCCCCCTCGACCGCCATCAGCAAATCAAAAGCTGACAGGGCCAATTAGCTCTCACCGCCGAGCCACTTAGTGGCAACGGCCTTGGTGGACGCGTCCAACTGGGTGATAAACCCGGTATAGAGCGCCAGCTGTTCGGCCCGCGTGAAACCCGTGACCGGCTCGTCGAGTACCAGGTACAGCGAAGTGCTGTACTTGATGCTCTGAGCCGAGATAAGGGGATCCGCGGCGATCTTCGAGTAATCGACCCGGATGTTTCGACGGATACGCCTACCGTAGGCGTGGGCCGCCGACCAACGGATGTTTCCGTCCGCGGAAGCGAACGATCCGTTGTTCACTCCCGACCCCACACGGGGAAGGGAAGTGGTAACACCCGAGACGGTAATCGTCTGAGGGTCTGCGAGGGACATAGGCATTGCTCCTTTGGTGAATGCGCGGGAAAATCCAGCGCTTTTACCGGTTGGGATTCGATTCCAACCGGGGTGTCAGTCCGTCAAACGACGGCCTGAGCTCCGGGACATGCCCAGAGCGGTTAGTATGGACAGCTGGAATGGTGACAAGCCACTCCAACTTAATCCAAACCCGAAAGGGTTCGCCTTCCTTCTCTTCTTCGTCACAGTGACAAAGGATAGGGTTGGCGATATAGGCACGGGGAGACTGCCAGCAATGCGCA